ATCAAGGCGGTTCCTCAAACACCTTCATTGGTTGGGGGAAGGAAAAAGTATAGACACACCCGGCGCAAAAAATCCAAAAAATCCAAAAAATCCAAATCTAAAAAATGATTTTTTAACATTATGTTTTTTTATAATTGATAATTACAAATAAACATACATCAAATATGAAAAGCCGGCGCAGCAACAACAAGAACAACAAGAACAACAAGAGCAAGAAGAGCTTTAGAGGCGGCAGAACCAGCATTGTCAGTCCGGAAATTAGATACACGAAAGGCACTAACATTCCAATCAAATTGACGTGCACGAAATGCAATGGCATCAGTTTCATAGTTAAAACGCTCACGATGGGAACAAAAACAAAATCATTTTTCGGCATGGAGATTCTGGACAACCGTTTCAAAGTGTTTCAATGCATTGCATGCGGATTTGCTCAAATGTTTAGCAATGAAATCACGTGCAACGGCAAAGATTGCGACACCAACCTGTTTTGAAAGCAGCCATAAATACAATGACTTGCATCATTCCATTTTCATTTACTGCCGCATCGTCATGGGAATGGCATCGTGACACGTGTACCCCTGCACTTCAAAATCATTTAATTCGTAGTCGTCAATGTCCTCGTGCAGCGCCCGAATGGCGATTTGCGGGAACTCGTGCGGCTCCCTCTTCACCTGTAATTGCAGCGCCTCCACATGGTCGTCGTAAATGTGCGCGTTCCCCAAATAATACACGAACTCGTGCGCCTCCAGACCGCAGTGGTGCGCCAAAAGGTGGGTCAGCAGGCTGTAAGACGCTATGTTGAACGGCACGCCCAGTCCCACGTCCCCGCTGCGCTGATACAGCGAGCACGACAGCAGGGTGCCATGAGTCACGTGGAACTGCATGAGCACGTGGCACGGCGGCAGCGCCATTTCATCCAGCTGGCACGGGTTCCACGCTGATATAAGTAATCGGCGGGAGGTGCGCCGCGCCGGATCCTTTAGCGCATCTATTACTGACTGCAGCTGATCCACCCCTTTTCTAGATGTCTCGTTGTCAGAATTTTCATAGTCTCCCCCAAAATTCCGCCACTGGAACCCATAAACCGGACCCAGGTCTCCTTCCTTGCGGTCAGTCAACCCGCGGCTGTCCAGGAACTCGCGCGACGCATTGCCGTCCCAGATGTGCACGTTCTGCGCCTGCAGCAGCGCATTGTCCGTCTCGCCGCGAACGAACCACAACAGCTCTTTTAGGCACGTTTTCCACGCCAGACGCTTCGTCGTCAAAAACGGCACGCGCCGATCATTTAGCGAGAAGTGCATCGCCGCGCCAAACACGGCGAAGGTGGTGCCATTGCGCCCCTCTTCCTTCGTCCCTTCCGAGAGAATATCCTCAATTAAATGCAGGTACTGGTTCTCCTCGTGCCGCAACGGGAATTGATTTGGCAGCATCGGCTCTCCCGTGACCCGTCGGTATTTGTTGAATTCTGCTATGCTCTTCAACATGGATCTATGTTTGTGTGTATGTTTATCCCAAATGCAACCGTATGCATTAATTCATGCGGTTGCATTTATGCCGTTTTAATGGCATTTAATATTTTTGACAATTGTTTCATTTTATTTTTCTTTCGTTATTGTAATACATACTTTGCGAAACAATAATACATCATTAATACATCATTAATACATTAATCATTCATGGACGCCATTGAGATGACCGCCAAGGACACCGCCAATGCAGGCGGCGGCTTCTTTAAGCAGGTGTTCCGGCTGAACGAGGACGCCCAGGGCGAAGTCATGAACATGATGCAGTACGTCGCCATCGGTTTCATTCCCGTCATATTGATCATCTACGTCATTCGCTACTACGTGCCCGATCCCGACGACGACAAGGGCAGCTTGACCATTGTGGCCGAGATTTTTGCGCAGACGTTCGCCATGCTGCTCGGCATCTACTTCATTCACCGCATGATCATTTACTTCCCCACTTACAGCGGCATCAAGTACGAGCGCTTCCACATCATCAACATCCTCATGGTGTTCCTCATGATCCTGTTCTCCATTAAGACGAAGCTGGGCGAGAAGGCGCAGATCCTGGTGGAGCGCGCAGTGGACATGTGGTCGGGCAACTCCGGAAACAAGGCTGGGCCCGCTCAAGGCCAGGGCCAGGGCCAAGTGCGTGTCACGCAGCCCATCACGGGGTCCATGGCGTCGGGCGTGCCCATGACGGCGCCGCCTCCTCCCCCGCAGCTGACAAACAACCGGGCCCAAATGGGCATGGGTGCCATGGGTGCCATGAGCGGCATGGTAAAGGACTTCAACGCCATGTACTCGGGCGGCGGACCGCAGCAGCAGCAGCAGCAGCAGCAGCAGCAACCTCAAGGCATGATGGAGTTTGAACCCATGGCGGCCAATGAAGCGGGCTGGGGCAATTCCAGCCTGTTTTAAAGGGGGCGATAAACGCCCACAAGGCACATCGCAGTGCCTTTGGCTGCGTTTCGCCCCTTAAACCCCCTCATTTGGACCCTTTGTCATTTGTTGATCATTTTTTGCAAAAATTGATCAACTCTAAACCAGTTATCATTAACATTGATCACATTATTAGGTGGCCATCATTATGCCTAGAACTCCTCAATGCAAAAAAACGCTAAACATTGCCAAATCCGGCGTGTTTAAACAATCAGTTGGACGCGCCGGCGAAGACTTCGTTTGTGACCACATTCCTTGCGAATCGTGTGGTCACAAAAAATGGACCAATTTGAACAACGTGAAGCACAATTTTCCGGGCGTGGACCTGAAATGCATGCGCTGTGGAACATACGCACAAGTCAAAACCATGTGCACTCCCCTCACTCTGTGCCGCAATGGGCGGTCGTGGAAATTTCCAACATCTGCTTCAACGGTTCGCGACACGCTGAAAATGCACAAGGGCAATGTTAGATACATTGCCGTGACTTACAATGCGAAACACCGCCACGTGACCGAAGTGTGCGTCACCGAGCCGCTGTCGTGCAAGAACATATTTCACACCGAAGGATTCATTGTGTCCGACAATATAATGCAATACACGCCGAAAATCCTGAAAACATTGTAATATTGTGACATTTTAAAACCTGAAAATTTAAAAATTGAAAGCGCCTTGCCGCCATGTTTTTCATTGTGTAAACCACATGGCAGAATCCATATTCGCAGTAGATATAACCGGCATCCTGATAACGCCCGTTGCAAAGGTGATCAAATCAAAAAAATCGGGTTCTCCTGACTCCCGACGCGACTACGACGAACAATGCGTGCGTTTCTCTCGCGGGCAACCCATGTGCTGGGACGACGACAAACACAATTGCACTAAGATCGGAGACATGTTCGGATTTTACAAGGGCGGCGACTGCGTGGAGATTCATCGCGTGGAAACCGTGCAAAACCCGTCGCATCGTCTCCCGTCTTGGAGCGACAACGTCGGTCAACAGGGGCGCAATGTGCTCATGCTCTCGTGCCCGCTGTGCGTCATCCCGTGGAGCGACTGGATTAAGTTCGGATGGCACGCCAGCGGCCCGCTCCTCGGAACCCAGCGCGTGGCCAACGAACAGTCACGCGTCCAAATGATTGGGTACATCAATGCCATTCTTCGCACCGGGACGGAGGTATAAGAATGTTTACTGTTTTGTGTGTACTGACACTTTTTTTCATATAATGCGACAAAAATCATTCCGATAACCGAGTTCTGCCATGCTGTATAATTGTAATGTGGTTTTCGTTTTATATTTTTTGTTATTTTAATAATATTTCAATTGTGCTGCCATTTTTAATATATCAATGTATGTTATGTCGCACACCACGCTAATCTAATCCAATGATTGTAAAGCACGAGAAAAAAGGGGGCATTGACGTCTACTACGTCAAAAAGAATATCACCGATGCCGGCATGGAGCGACACAAGCACCAGTTCGTGACCCCCTCTCTCATTGACATCATCATTAATGACGACGCCGACGTTTACACCGACGACAACCGGCTCCTCATGAAATTTAGGAAGGGCAAGCTCTCCAAGGACAAAATTGACACGTTTTATGAAAACATGATTGATTTTGCGCGTACCACGTCCACGAATCGCCGGCTCACGTCCGGTGTCCGGACCAAAAAGCACTCCGATTCTGACAAAAAGGAGAAGGACATTGCCGCAATGACCAACATCGTCGGCTACTTTGATTCGCTCGGACCCAGCCAGAAGATGCTGCTGAAAAAGCACGGCGTAAAGTTGAACCCCGCCGTGCGCGAAACGCGCTTCAACATGCTTTACCCCGACAAATTCAAGAAGTTGATTCCTCTCATCCGAGAGATTGACACATATTACGAAAAAAATGTGCCCGACCATTACAAGCGGCAGCACCGCAAGGCCAAGCAGACGTACTTTAAAATCGCCGACACCGCGTTCACCACCGTGACCACCAACGTGAATTACAAGACCACCATTCACACGGACCGCGGTGATGACGCCGAGGGCTTCGGCAACCTGGTGGTCATTGAACGCGGGAAATACACCGGC